TCTCAAAGAGATCGTTGCCGCACAGCCCCTTTGTTAATAATAGCAGAAGTAAGAGAAATAGAGAGAAACAGGTAGCATGCGGCAGTTCGATTAAATGATCTGGATGCTGGTGGCATTTCCCCGGATGTTGTAGGCATTCTGAAAAGGAGATCTCTTTCCAACGAGTGACTGGTGTAGCAGATGCTCCAAGGCAACTATGTCCATGCTCTCAATGTCGAAGCCGGCTTTCTGAATGTTGAATAGGGCGACGATGTTCTGTGCGCAGGGGTTGCCAGCCTGAGTGTCAGTGGTTTGTGCTAGTATATTCTTGATGTGGCCTGAACCCTCAGCGGCATCGTCAGGATTGGCAACTGGGATTGCTCCGAAGCAAACACCGAGCTCAGACATTCTCCCAGCTGTTAGGACACCAGGGTGCATGTAAATCCGATTAGCAGTGAAGCTATCATCAGCAAAGAGTGCTAGCAACTTCTTTCCCCACTTCAGAGGCATACTTGATAGTGCTTTCTTCATTTTTTTATTTCCCCTGGGCACCTTGCCGAGCTCAAAAAGAAACTGTGAGACTGTCGGAAACATCTCCGCTGTCACACCTGCCTTCCAAAGCCAGTAGTAGCTGCTAAAGACAGTGTCAATCTGAGCCCCTTGGGCTCTCATGGCACTTGATTGCTTGGCTAATTCAAGGGCTTTCTGCAGGTGCTTGGTCAAACCATCAACAACCTCTTTACCGTTCTCCACTTCATCCTTGTGGGCATTGATCCATGCCACAAGACCCTTCAGAGATTCCCTCAGGTCCTCTGCAATTTTGGGACCATCCAGCTCTATCAATTTTGCCATACCTGTCGCTGCTAAGGCAATCCCTGACTTTCCTGCCTTGTTGATATCACCCCATGGTGGATTGAAGACAACAAGGAACTTACCTTGAGCAAGGTCCCTAGCCCAGTCAATGTGCTCTTTGCTGACGGGTCCCCTTTTCGGAACATCTTCACTGCCGTCTCTGTTCAGGATCTTGTTCCTTCTCCTGATCATGTCCGACAGCATGTCCTTGACATTCACCACAATTGATCCAGGGACTCTATACTCGGTTGCAATTGCAGCGGCCAGTGCAGCTGTATTTCTGTTGATCCCGTACTTGGTATCCTTTCTCCACTTAAGAGCTGCTCTCTGGTAACCCAGCAGTTGTTCAGGGCTGGGTGCTTCCGTTCTTAGCTTCCCGTACTCAGCATCCCAAATCTTCACTGTTTCCTTGTTGTTTTCAAACCAGTCCAGACCACGCTCGACCATCCCCGTGCAGCTGGTCCAGGCACACTCCAGTATAGGAGCACAGAATTTAGTCGCGGCCACCAGGGCAGATGCATACACTGAGTCCTTCTCACTCTCCGATGAAACAAGCCTCATGCTGACCTCATACCCCGACAAGTCAGGTATAGTCTCACAGAAAGAAGCTGAGTTTGTCAAAACAGACTTGAGTCTGTGCTTCTCACTGTAGGTTTTGTGCCATGCAAGGATGGCATCCTTGTTGTCCGCAACAATCTGGTTCTGCATGGTCAGAGTTCAAAGACAATGTGGGCGAAAGCGGCACGTTTGTCTTTGAGA